CAAGGCCGCGCTCGATCCGAACGGCAACCTGCTCCCGCTCCCGCAGCGGCAGCAGCCCGCGGCAGTCGAGGCGGGGTTTGCCGAGGCCGTGTCGGGCGCCGAGCACGATCTCATGTCGGTCGCCGGCATGCCGCAGGAGAACCCCGAGATCCAGGCACGAGTAGTTAGCGGCAACAAGTACCTGCAGCGCCGCCAGGGCATGCAGGACCTGACGCACTTCCAGTACTACGACAACCAGACCTACTCGATCATGTGGACGGGCATCATCCTGCTCGACCTGGCACCTGCCTACTACGACACCGAGCGTGTGCTGCACATCGTCGGCGAAGACGGGCAGACCGAGGAGGTGACGATCAACGAGTCCGAGGTCGACGCCCAAGGCAAGCCCACCGGCAAGACAAAAAACGGCTGGTTTGTCGGCCGCTACGACGTCGTCATGGATACGGGCCCGGGCTACGCGACCAAGCGCGAAGAAGCCGCCGACTCGATGATGGAACTGCTCGGCACGCCGCTCGGCGAGGTGATCGTCAAGACCCGCCCCGACATCCCGGTGCGCAACATGGATTTCCACGGCGCCGACGAGCTCGCCGACTCGCTCGCCGTCACGACGCCCGACGGCATGGACAAGGCCCTCAAGAATCTGCCGAAGCAGGCTCAAACGATCGTGCAGTCGCTTCAGCAGCAGTTGCAGGCGAAGGACCAGCAGCTCCAGCAGATGGGCCTCGAGATCAAGTACAAGGGCGACATCGAGAAGATGCGCGACGACGGCCAGACGCGCCGCACGCTCATCACGGCGACCGGCAAAGCGCACGACACCGAGAAGAAGGCCGAGGTCGATCTGGCGAACGCGAAGATGGACTTCAACGGCTGGCTCAACGAGATCGCGATGTGGCGCGAGACCGTGAAAATGCAGGGCAACACGCAACGCGATGTCGCCGAGATCAAGGTCGCCGGGAGCCTGCTCAACACCGAGCAGGAAGCCCAACACGAGAAGGCCGCTGCAGACCGCGCAATCGCCGCCGGCGAGACCGATCGGCCGACCAACGGCGCCGGCTAAAGACACAAACTGCGTCCGGACTTTTGAAGCGCTCGCCAGCGTGCGCGCATATTCGCGCCGCACATGGCGCTGAAGACGCGCAGGACGGAACGAGATGCAGGTAGTCACCCCGGATAATTTGGTCGAGTTCGTTTCCACGGGAAAGGTCGCAGACTTCAAGCCACCCGACTCGAGCGACGCTCCCAAGCCAGGCGACAAACCTGAAGCGACTACACCCACGGCGGGTGCGGCGACCGAGACGAAAGTCGACGACGCGGCGAAGCCGAAGGACGAGCCGAAGCGTGATGCTGACGGCAAGTTCGTGAAGGCGGGTGATGAGCCCGCAGCTGATGTTGAATCGGACGAAGATGCGAAGCTCACCGAAAAGATCAAACGGATCATCGGCAAGAAGCATCGAGCGCAGAGAGAGGCCGAGGAGTTCGCGACCACCGAAGGTCGGCGGGCCATAGCGGCAGAGCAGCGGGCAGAGGCTTTGCAGCGTCAGATCGACGCCCTGCAGGGCCAGAAGTCAGGAGGCCCAAAGGCGGGCGAGGGCGAAGGGAGTGATCCCGACGAACCGAAGCCGGCCGACTTCAAAACCGTGGGTGAGTACACCCGGGCACTGGTCAAGTACGAAGCGAAAAAGGCTGGCGAGACGGGGCGCAAAAACGCCGAGCAGTCGAGGCAGCAGAGCCAGGCGAACGAGGTCATAGGCGCGTTCGTCGAGCGGCAGGAAGCTTTCAAGAAGGCGACACCGGATTACGAAAGCGTACTCACGGAAGCCGACTTCGAAGTCCCGCCACTTGCGCAGCAGTACTTGATCGAGAGCGAGATGGGGCCGCAACTGGCCTACCACCTCGCCAAGAACCCGGATGAGGTCACGCGGCTGCACAAGCTCTCGCCGAGCCGTCAGTTAGCTGAACTCGGCAAATTGGAAGCCAGACTCGAGTCGAAGTCGCCGCCGGCACCAGCCGCAGCAGCGAACGGCGCGGGGAAGGTCTCCAAGGCTCCCGCACCGATTCAGCCGCTCGAGGGCAAAGAGGCAACGGTCACAAAGGACCCGAGCCAGATGTCGCTCCAAGAGCTGCGCGCGTTCCGAGAACAGGAGCGCCGCGCGAAAGCTGGCCGGTGAGGGGTTTGTTGAACCCTCTCTCTGGAGACCGTCCGTGTCTAACAACCTTCTGACGATCAGCTACATCACGAATGAAGCGCTGATCATCCTCGAGAACACCCTGGTCTTCGCCGACAAGGTGAACCGCCAGTACTCCGACGAATTCGCAGTGAAGGAAGCCAAGATCGGCGCCACCTGCAACGTTCGTCGCCCGGCCCGCTACCAGGGCACGTTCGGCCCGGCGCTCAACGTCGAAGACACGAACGAGACCTATGTGCCGGTCACGCTCAACTACCAGTTCCACGTGGACGTGCAGTTCACGACCGCGGACCTGCTCTTGTCGATGGACAAGTTCAAGGACCGCGTGCTGGCCCCGATGCAGGCGACGATCGCCAATCGCGTCGACTCGGACGGCCTGTATTACTTCTACCAAAACACCGCGCTTGCGGTCGGCACGCCAGGTGTGAGCCCCTCGGCTTACAAGACCTTCAGCGACGCCCGCGCGCTGCTCGCCTTCGAAGCCTGCCCCGCTGGCCCGAAGTCCTGCATCCTCGATCCGCTCTCGATGTCATCGGCGACCGATGGCATCAAGGGCCTGTTCAACCCCCAGGCGCAGCTCGGCGACTACGTGAAGAACGGCATGATCGCCAAGAACTTCGCGGGTCTCGACTGGTTCGAAGACCAGAACGTCGTGAGCTTCACCACCGGCGCCCAGGGCGGCACCCCGCTCCTGACCGCGAACACCGGCGGCGCCTTCCTCACCACCGGCTGGGCGGCCTCGGGCCAGATCCAGACCAACGGCTGGACGAACTCGACCGGCGTCGTGAAGGTCGGCGACATCATCCAGATCGCGGGCGTCTTCCCGGCGAACCCGCAGAGCCGCACCCAGTACGGCAACGCGCTCAAGCAGTTCGTAGTGATCGCCCCGTTCGGCTACACGCAGAACCCGGTGGGCTCAGCCACCCCGGGCCTCGCGTTCGCCGCTGGCGCTCTCACCTCGGGCACGTTCAACAACTCGACCGGCGTCTACACGAGCTCGGGCGCGGGTGCGCTGTCGATCTTCATCCGCGAGGCGTGCATCACGGGCGGCCAGTACCAGAACGCAGTAACGACCGCCGCCTTCACGGCGACCGCTGCGCTCACGGTCAACGGTGCCGCGGCCGGCGTGAACGCGGCCAAGGTATCGCCCCAGGGTGCGGTGCTCCATCGCAACAAGATGGCCCTCGCGTTCGCGGATCTGCCGCTGCCGCGCGGTGTCCATGAGGCCGCGCGCGCTGCCGATCCCGACATCGGGATGAGCATGCGCTCGGTCAGTCAGTACACCATCAACAACGATGCGCTTCCGACGCGCATGGACGTGCTCTACGGGTATGCGGACCTCTACACGCAACTCGGCCTGCGCGTCTTCGGCTAACAGGAGCACGCAAACATGCCTTCAGTAAATCCGGGCCCTGCCGCCGCTACCTCGCAGCCGAGTGTGGCGGTGATGACGCCGCAGAACGCCAACTCCAACCCCTCCCCGCAAGGTCAGGGCGCGCTGCGGTTGCTCGCGGTCGGCCGAGGCGTGGTCCTCGGCACCGGCGACATCGCAGTCCTTCCGATCCTGAACTCGAACTCGTGGGCCCCGGCCACGGTCGCATTCGTGAACGGCCTCGTGAACGGTGTTTCGGCGACCATTGCCGCGGCGAACCTGGGCCTTTTCACCGGCCCCGGCGCGACGGGTAACACCATCCGCACGGCTGGCGTTCTGACGGGCCAGACCGCCTCGACGGTGTTCACGGCTGCAGCATCCCCTGCCGCAGCGGTGGCCCAGACCGCACAGCAGATCTATGTGAACGCGACGGTCGGCGTTGCCGGTGGTGTCGTCGACATCTTTGTGTACGGCTACGACCTGAGCAATTACACGCCCTGAAGCGAGACCATTGGCGGCGAGCTAACCACTCGCCGCCCTTTCTCTGGAGAACAGCATGCCCGGTCCCGCGAATCTTGCCTTCGGCAACGTCTCGAATTCCTTCATCCTGCAGGTGCCCGTCGTCGCGGGTGCCGCGATCGGCGCGGCCACCTCGGTCGAGCGCACCTACACCGTCCTCGGCCTGAAAGTCGGCGACATCATCACGGCGAACAAGCCGACCGCCTTCACCGCTGGCCTCGCCTTGGCGAACGCCCGCGTGAGCGCCGCCGACACTCTCGCGCTCACCTTCCTCAACACCACCGCAGGCGGCCTTTCGATTCAGGCCGAGAACTGGCTCATCCAGGTCGACCGGCCGGGTTACGACAGCGTCGCCCAGATCCCGACGGCGATCGGCTGAGGCGCCGCCCGCATGTCCATGGAAGAACGCCCGTTCGCGCCGCTGTACAACCGCACCGCGTTCACCCGAAATGCGGACGGCACCGCGACCAAGACGCAGACCGGCTCCTGCATCCAGGGCGTCACGGTCTCGGGCGTGGATGCCACAGCGGTCGCCTCGACCGAGATCCCGGGCACGAACAACAACCAGGTCTCGCAGATCCAGATCGCGAACAAGACCTCGGTCTGGGTGCATGTGAACTTCGGCAACATCACCGCCCCGAACGCGGTGAGAGCCGCCACGCTCACCGACTTTCCGGTCGCCCCCGGCACCGTGGTCGTCGTCACCGTGGACCCGGAAGTGAACGGCGCCAGTGTGTTCACAAACGGCGTTCCTTCGGGCGCCACGTCGGTGATCTTCACGCGCGGGTCCGGCACCTGAGGAGGGGCTTCCTTGGGCACTCCTGTCCCCCAGACCGCGCAGGACATCATCCAGGCCGCGCTGCGATTCTGTAACGCCTACGCCCCGGGCGAGTCGCTCGCAGCCGATGACGCATCGGACGCCCTGGAGACATTGAACGACCTGCTCGAGTCGCTCTCGACCGACCAGGCGAGCGTGTACGCATCAGCCGAGGAGGTGTTCAACTTCACCGCCGGCCAGTACCGCTACACGATCGGCAACTACGACGCGGGCACCTTCG